CAACTAGCACAGGCATGGTTACTGGGAGCGATGCACAACGACTACAAGAAGATGATGGGGATCAAGGAACCTCCCTCTCGTGAGTCTGGATATCAAACAACAATGAAAGAATTTTTTGCTAGGTGGAAATGATTTAATGGATCTTTGGAAAAATTACAAAGCTACTGTCAAAAATATTTTTCCAGATGTAAAATTTGTTCAGCGACATGCTGAATGGACTAATGATAAAAGTGTGAACCTAACTGCTGATTTGTATAAAGGTGATCATATTATAAAGTCTAGACAGATTGAAATTTGGGATGATAAATCTTGTAGTATTCATAACAATATAATATACCCTAAGACAGGATCTAATTTACCTTGTTTTGGTATGGATCTCATGGGAATGAGTGACAAGAGAGTTGTGATTGTGTTTGATTTCCAACATCCTGTAGAAAAATACTTGTTTTATACACCAGATCTACCTAAAGTAGAAGGAAAGTATAGATTTTTTGAAGCAGGTAATCATTTTTCAGACAACCTTGTTGTTAGATATTGTAAACCTGAAGAGGTAGATGAACATTTACCTTTGTTTACAAAATATCTACAATATTATAAAAATATGTTGGAAGATAATCAACCAACAGGAACTGATACTTCACAGTATACTGACTTTGATAAGTATATGATAAGACTTGATCCTATTTCTGGATATTTGTCTAGTAGATTTGGTAAAGAAAAATCCCATAATTTAATCAAAGAATTCTTTTTCAGTTATGCATAAAAATGGCAAGACAAATAATTAATGACCTAGCTGATATCATTCGTGAGCATCAAGATACTCTACCTAACATAGAGGAACTGGATGTCAAGGATAAATTTAGAGAGGTTTATAAAGAAACAGAGGATGGTAAGTTAATCATTCAAAATGACATGCATATGTGTACTGGATTACGCAAGGTACATACAGAAATTGCTAGTCTAGGACCACTGGATATTTTACATTGTATATGGTATCCTGATCCAGAGTTTGATTTACCTATTTTTGGTGCTGATATTGTAGCTAGTAAGAACATTGTCACTGCTGCTATTACAGACATCTCTCCTGTAGATGGTGTAGATCATCCAATCTATGAAGACATTGAAGATATTAGTAGATACCATACTTTAAAACACAATAGAGAGTTACCTGCATGGGGTAAAATATTTTCACCTTATTGTAAATTTGCAAGATTAGATAACGAAAAGGAAATTGATACATTTTCCAATGTAGTTAACGAATACCTTGATGTATTTGTAGGTGCTGTCTGGAAATCAACTATGAATTACAACAGAGCAGATGAAAGATACGAAGGACAGATAAATTACTGTGAAAAACAGAGAAAGAATGATAAAACTAGAAAGATTTTAGAAAAATATTTTGGTGAAAAGTGGGCGGATGACTATATTAATGAAGTATTATTTGATGAACCATAAATATTAGATAATGATACTATGAACAAGTGGTTGATTATGAAAATTCCTGGTACTACAAAGGTACAGCTTTCACTTCTGATGATATTGGCGATTTCTTCGGTTACGTCTACCTCATTACTAATAAGTCAACAGGTAAGAAGTACATCGGTAGAAAATATTTTGTGCAGAAGAGGAAACCTAGGGGTGGAAAGAGAAGAGTTACCTCAGAGTCTGATTGGAAAAAGTATTATGGGTCTTGTCCCGAACTCAAGTCAGACGTTAAGGAGTACGGTAAGGAATCCTTTAGCAGAGAAATTCTAAGTTTGCATACTACCAAAGGAAGAACTAACTATGAAGAGACCAAACAACTTTTTCTTAATGACGTTTTATCACAAACTTTGACAGATGGCACACCTGCATTCTATAATTCTAACATACTTGGTCGTTATTACAGGAAAGATTATTTTAACAACAAAGATGACTAAAACTTTTACTGGAATACCTGCACCCAAGTTTTTACCATATGACCCATGGTTTGGACCTGCAGCTTATTCAAAAGAACAACAGGAATACATGATTGATCTACTGGTAAAAGAAAACTTAATCACATTAGAAAATAATAGTAGTGAAGAGCTAGACAATATTCATGAAATCATGTATAATTTATCTACCCAATGGAAAAAAGAATTGGGTAACGGATCAGAAAAAATTTGGATATGAAATACCATTTATACGATGAAAACTATATTCACAAAGGTTCTTTTTTATCCATAGAAAAAATGAGAAACTTTTTATGTGAGAGAAAGTATGATAATGATGACAAATCATACATGCATGATACGTTTGATTACATAAAATCTATTAGGTGGCATTGGGATATATCAGAAGATGAAGATAGTAGATAATTTTCTACCAATAGAACAATTTAATAAAATTCAATCTACTTTATTATCAGATTGTTTTCCTTGGTATTGGAATGATTTTGGTACATATGAAGGTGATGGGGATGGTCAATTAGTTCATAGTTTTATTGTTGGATCTAAAATTAATAGTGATTCTTTCTGTTTATTTGATGACACTAATTGTTTTAAATTATTAAATGTAGATATGTTACATAAACATAAAGCAAATTTGAATTATAAAAGAGAGAAACATCATGTAGGTAATTACCATACAGATTTTTTAGATGGTAATGAAGATATCTTAACAACATCTATCATGTATATTAATACTAATAATGGATATACTATGTTTGAAGATGGTACAAAGGTAGAAAGTATTGCAAATAGAATGGTAATATTTGATTGTTCTACAAGACATGCAGCTGTAACTTGTACAGACGAGATGAGAAGAGTTGTTGTTAATTTTAATTTTACGACAAGAAGTTGACATAAACCAAAAATTACATTATAATTTAGAAAAAGTCCTTTGACTATATAATTTACATCATGCAAATTTTCTTAGATACAGCTGATTATAGAGAGATTAAAGATAGATATGAAACTGGTTTAATCGCTGGTATCACTACTAATCCTACACTAGTTCGTAAGTCTGGTGTAAGTTACTTTGACTTTATTTCTCTTCTCTCTAAAGACTTTAGTTTTGAGAGTATATCAGCAGAAGTTGATGGAAAAACTGCTAGTGAAATGATTGATAATGCTCAACAATACATTGCTATTGGATCTGAGATTACAATTAAACTTCCTCTCACTAGAGAGGGTCTTATTGCTTGCAAAGATCTTTCTGAGCAAGGAATTGAAACTAATGTTACTCTGTGTTTCTCTGTTGCACAAGCAGCAATGGCAGGAATGGCAGGAGCAACATACATTTCACCATTTGTAGGTCGTCTTAATGACAACTCATTCAGTGGTGTAGAATTAGTACGTGGTATCTCTGATTTGTATCGCACTCAAGCAGTTGAGACAAAAATTCTTGCTGCTAGTTTACGTGATGTACATCATGTATCTCGTTGTTTCTTATACGGTGCTTCTGTAGCTACCTTACCTACTAAAGTATTTGATAAGATGTATAACCATGTCTTGACAGACGCAGGTCTGGCAATTTTTGAAGACGACTTTAAAAATCTAAAAGCATGATCACAATTTACTCTAAAACAGGTTGTCCTTATTGCAGCAAACTTATAAAAGTTGTTGAGCATGAGGAGTTACAGCATGTTGTGTATCAATTAGATCAAGATTACACTAGAGAGGAATTTTATGAAAAATTTGGTGAAGGTTCTACCTTTCCACAACTAGTATTGGATGGTATTCACCTAGGTGGATGCAAAGAATCTATACAACATATGCAAAAAGAAAAAATTTGTTGCCAAATATGATATGATTGAAATAACTGAGAAAGAATTTGAAGATCGCAAGGACTACTACTGTGACAAAGCAGAAACTGGCACAGTAGTCCTTGTAGAAAAACCTGATGGTGCTAAGATACTAGTAGTTCCACAAAATCCTGACGACTTAACTTATGACTACCTCCACGACCACGACGATGGGTGCTAAGACACAAATTATCTTAGAAAGATATCCGTATCGTTACGTTGAATGTGGAACCCTTGATAATGGGTTTCCAGACTATCGTATACAAAAATTTAATACTTGGAGTGGACGTTACAGAGACATGTATCTCTTAGATAACGGAACTCAACTAGATTATGCTATTGAAGATTTTGAATACACCAAGTGGTTAGACCCCGACCCAGAAGTTGCTGCCTATGGTGGCAGAAAAGATACAGTTACATCACCTTACGAATCATGAGCGTTACATCACAATTAGAAAAAGCAGAAAAAGCTATGCGTCAGGCACTGATTAGTGCCTTGGCAGAAGGAGAAGATGAATACTTAACAGAACTTTTTGATACACTTAGTTCTGTTAATGATTTAAAAAATAAAGTTAATAATACCATTCGTTTTACAGACAACTTGGAAGATTACTATGATAAATTAAACACTAAAACGTTTCCAGTTGGTCTATCAGACATAGTTATTAGTACAAAAACAGGAAAAGATCTGGATCATATGGATAATATAATTCAATTTCCTACTCAAACTGATTAACCTTTAATAAATACTTCTAGCTTAGTATAACTGTCTTCAGGACTAGAGGTATGTCAAAAATTCTTGCAAATGAAATTGCTAATTATGGTGATGACTCACCAATAGATCTGAAGGAGGGTCTGAATATCCCTGCTGGGAAACCAATTCAAGCTGCTGGTAGCTCAGGTACTTCTGGTCAAGTATTGAGTACTACTGGCACTTCTATTGCATGGGTGGCAGCGTTTGATGGTAATTATAATAGTCTTAGTAATAAACCTACTATACCTGCAGCACAGGTAAACGCAGATTGGGATGCGTCTGGCGGTGTTAGTAGAATTTTAAATAAACCAGTAGTCCCTGCTCAACCAAGTGTCACTACAGCAGCTGCAGGAACTGCTGGTCTAGCATACAATACTGCTAATGGAGAGTTTACATTTACTCCTCCAGATCTTTCTAATTATGACACCGCTTTTGGATGGGGAGACCATGCTGCAGCAGGTTATATAACTGCTGCAGGAGCACCTAGTGCTTTTACTGGACTTACTGATACTCCTAGTAGCATCACCGCTAAAGCTTTTCCAAGAGGTAACTTTGCAGGTGATGCTATTGAATTTTCTTCAACAGTTTTTGAAAATACTAACGGTCTTGGAGTAGGAGAAGATAATCCAATAAGTTGTCTTCACCTTAAGAGACCTTCAGATGCTGTTTATATAACATTTGAATCTAACTCAGGTAGAAATTTTACTGCAGGAAGTCTTGGAGTTACTCCAGGATTCTTTATAGGAGAATCCATGGGCGACGATCTGATACGAACAGATGCTTCTAATTTTGTTGCATTGTATGCTGGTGGTGTGAAACGATTTGAAACCACATCAAATGGTGTACAAATTAGTGGTGATCAAATCACAACAGGTAAATTATTATATTCTAACAACTATGCTAACGCAGTTGATCTTCCAGATGCATC